TAATTGGGATTATATTTTTACAAAGAACGAATATCTACTGGAATTATTAAAATGAGTGAACGATTAGAAAAAATAGCAGCAGGAGCATGTGAAGACTGTCGCATAGAAATAAGCACAGACGGCATTGAAGTAGACAGCAGTACAGGAAACTTATACCTAGAGGCAGGAATTTTAATGACAGTAATAGCAGTTTTATACATTGGCAAGAAACTAGTGGACAAATACATAAAATGAATAAATTAATGGCATTAGCAGTTATATGTATAATGACAACAGGATGTTCGGCAATTGCAGTTGTAGACGTAGCTGCTTCAACAGTAATATATGCAGGTAAAACAGTTGTAAACACTGTGGACTTAATAACTCCTGATATAATCAACCACGACGATGACTAAAGCAAGATAAATATTACTAAGTTAACTTAGATTAAGAGGAGAAAGTAACAATGACTATATTATATGATAACACTGCTAGTTTAAGTACTATGACAGCAGAGGAAGTAACTGAAGTAGTAGCCTTAAACTACAAAAGCATTTGGCAAAAGAGCGGAATTAATCCTAAATGGGGGCTGGAAGAACTAGTACAAGATTATGCTAAATGGTATGTACCAAGAAGTACTAATCGTATAATCACAGCACGAGATTCTGAAGCAGCCAATACAATGGTAGGTGCTATAATTTTGATGAGTACAAAGGAATCTCGGGCAGTTACAGACGAGCCAAAATTAGCAGCTTGGTTTGTGGATAATGATGTAGATATAGAGAAATGTTGTATCCTGCATGTTTTTGTTGATTTAGATTATCAAGGTACTGGAATCGCCACACAATTATTTACTGATATAGAAACATTGGCTGTGTCGTTAGGATTCGAAGATTTGATTCTATACGGTGTATTTCCGCGAACATTGGTAGAATGGGGCCGTGATACTAAGTATGTAGGAAGATGGTCCGCAATTGTTGATCCAGACGGAGTAACTATTGATCCGATCCCAAGTGATGCAATGCTACATGCAGTTCGGATACGATTAGTATAAATTGAAGTCTACACATAAGCTAACTGATGAGCAAAAAGAAGAAGATCGTAGGACTATCCGAAGGTCCTGGATTTATTAACTATGTTAATACTTACAAGTCGCCCAGTCAAGGAAAAAACATAAGTTGGTTGTTTTACGAAGGCGAAGAAAATATTAAAAACATATTACAAAATATACCACAGGAAAATATAATTTACTATGAATGACAGAATGAAGAATTTTTATATGGACATTGCAGAAGAATGTGCTAAAATGTCAAGAGCTGTACGACTGCAAGTAGGTTGTGTAATTGTTAACGACGACAATATTTTATCGTTTTCCTGGAATGGAACTCCGACAGGATGGGATAACTGTTGTGAAGATACAATTCATCACCATGAGCTTGGAACATGTACTACAGTAACTAAAGCTGAAGTGTTACATGCTGAAACTAATGCTATTGCAAAATTAGCTAAAAGTAGTGAAAGTGGATTGGGCGCAGCAATGTTTGTTACACATGCTCCGTGTATAGACTGTGCTAAACTAGTCTATCAAAGCGGAATAGACACTGTATACTACAAAAATGATTATCGTAGCACACAGGGCCTAGAGTTTTTAACTAAGTCAAACGTTGACGTAATTAAAGTTTAATCATCGCCATAAACTGCTAATACTGCTTTAACAGCGGCATGGCGTTCGATATCTCCTTTATCAAATTGGACTACAGACAAACACGATTGATCACTATGTTCTAACAGTCTTGTAAAGTCAATTAGTCCGTTATCTTTTAGTCTATCTGCTTGATTTAGATCGCCTGTTACAGCCATCATACTTTCTTCGCCTAAACGAGTAAGCAGCATTTTCATCTGGTTTGGTGTTGCGTTTTGCATTTCGTCTGCTAATATAAACGAACGCTTGAACGTTCTGCCACGCATATAAGCTAATGGTGAAATTTCAATAATACCCTCTTGAATCATACCAGTGATCTCAGCAGCATTAAAATATTCTTTTAACACATCAAATATAGGTCTTGTCCATGGCGCCATCTTTTCTTCTAGCGTACCTGGTAAAAATCCTAGATCTTCATCAACTGAAACAGCCGGGCGAGTAACAATAATCTTGTCAACTGCACCTTCTTTAAACAATTTAACTGCAACTTGTACCGCCAACAGAGTCTTACCCGTACCAGCTGGTCCGATACCAAAAACAATGTTTTTAGATTCGTCTAATAGCTTTAATACGTATGTTTCTTGATTTCTGTTTCTTGGAAGTATGTTAACCTGTTTGTTAGGCTTTTGGAATGGTTTAATATCAACTACGTTATCGTAGCCACGTTTTGAATTGCGCTTTTCAGCGGGTTTTCTCTTAGCACCCATTAAGTGTCCTCCTTGGTGGGATATGTATGCAAGGACTTATTTTTCCAGTACGGAAAAACTCTTCCCTACACATTTACTTATCATCAAGATATCAGAATAAAAATATATGTTAACTCTTAAAGTGCGATAAATAAGTATAGTAGAGAATGGATTAAATTATGCATGATGTTTTAGATATTATTAAAAATGTAGAATCAATATATGATTCTAATACTTCCTTTAATGTGTTAAAGGACTTTGAAAGAGTGCTGGACGAATTAGACATCTATGTTTACAAAAACTGGAAAGACGGTGAACTTGCTATAGGTCCGAACATTGAAAGACACTGGGTTACATGTAGCTTTATGTGGAATGCTGAAAATATGCCAGATCCCATGGGCGGAAAGCGCCTGTTAGATTACGACTGTAAAGTAACGTTTAAAAAGAGCCACGTAATTGAGCCACGTAAAATTGAAAAGCCTGATGACATTCGTCCTGGTACTAAGAAAGGCAAACTAGATCGCAAGCCTATATGGGTTGTAGAGATACAGATGCCAAAGAAGTTAATTGCAGACATTTATACCGGTTATGTAGAGGCAGCATTTATTGATCCAACGCAAGCACCTAATATACCACAAAATGCGGACGCAGAGCCTGCAGAAGATGCAGCGGCTGCATTGCCGGCAGAAGCAGCACCAGAAGAGGCAGCAGTATAATGACACTACAACAATACGATTTAAGAGATTTAGTTGACAACATTCTAGAGATAGATGGCTACAAAAGCAAAATGGGCGCAGACAAAGATATTGTCACTGTTGCATTTGCTACTAAAACTAAGGAAAGTGCCGACGACTTAGCAAGCTTTATTGAACGTGGATATACATTTGTACTAGATGCAGATGCTACAAGCGGTGAGCAAGCAGATGGTACATATAAAGTATTTGTTGAAATGCAGAGAGACGACGAAATTGGTGAGCAAATTATGGAGCTTGCTGGCGGTGTTGAAAACCTGACAGGAATGGCCGATGTTAAGTTTCGATACTACAAAGAATTCCGTAGCAAACCTTTAACACTAGAAGAATTAAGCGCAGCAGTTCCAACTGATCCAGACTTGTATGGAGTCGACAGCGAAATACTTAGCGACATGTCAGAGTCAATGGATAACTACACCAACTTCTTTAACAAGAGTATGGTCGAAAATATAACTATGTGGGGAGACATGCTTACTATTAAAAAAGTATGGGCAGACCCAGTTGCATTTACATTTAAAGCTTTTGGACCGACACAACCAACACTAGATAGCATTACTGAATCATTTAATTTTAATGATTTCTCCGAAATTATATTCCTTTCTAAGTACATTGGGGATTATAATATTACTAAGTATGGTAACAAGTTAACGTTCGAGAATAACGGACATACACTTGTCCTAGAACGAATCATATTATAAAGGATAGACATATATGTTAACAGCTACACAATTTGCAGATTTATTTCCGAATTGCAAAGATCCCGAAGGATGGGTAAACGCTATGAATGAAGTGTTCCCAAAATACGAAATTAATACTCCAGAGCGTATTGCAGCATTTATTGCACAGTGTGGTCACGAGTCAGGAGGATGGAGAACATTCTCAGAAAACTTAAATTATTCAGCTAAAGCACTTGATGCTATTTTTGGCAAGTACTTTAAAAGAGCAGGAAGAGATGCACAAGCATATCACAGACAGCCAGAGAAGATCGCTAACGTAGTATATGCCGGACGTATGTCTAATGGCGATACAGACAGTGGTGATGGTTGGAAGTACCGAGGACGTGGTCCTATTCAGTTAACTGGTAAAGCAAACTACACTGCATTTAGTGCAGACATGGATGTAGACGCAGTTGACAATCCAGATAATGTTTCAGAAGATAAAGAAATGGCACTGATGAGTGCAATTTGGTACTGGAATAAAAACAGCCTTAATAAGTATGCAGACAGTGGCGACATTAAGACAATGACTAAGCGCATTAACGGCGGATACATTGGTTTAGAAGATCGTATTCATCACTGGGAAATGGCACTTACTGCAATGGGTGCAAGCTATGAACATAGTGATTCAACCGTTGACGAAGATGATCACGCTGACGCAGAAAACTATGGTGTACTACGTAAAGGTATGCGTGGCGAAGGCGTTAAAGCAATGCAAGAAGCACTTGGTATTGGTGCAGATGGTATCTTTGGTGCTGGAACTGAACGCAAGCTTAAAGAATGGCAAACAGCTAACGGCTTAGGCGCAGATGGTATTGCAGGACCTGCGACACTAGGCGAACTACTAGGATAAGTTTATGAAACTGGCAGGATTACTTTTAATTGTTATAATGACCATAAGTGGTATGGGGTATTGGTATTATACTGATACACAAAATACCATTGCGGTATTAACAGCTAACAATGCAAAATTAGAAATGGCAGTTGCAACAAACGAAACTACAATAAAAACAATGGTAGCAGACTATGCAGCAGCAAGTGCTGAACTTAAAAAAGTCAACGCCGAATTTGCTGCCATTCGTACACAAAACAATAGATTAGCAAGCAAACTTGCTGATTTTGATTTAGGACTATTAGCAGCAGCTAAACCAGAAAGCATACAAAGGGCAATAAATAGAGGATCTGCTAATGCTAGTAGATGCTTTGAATTACTATCAGGGGCAACACTAACAGATACTGAAAAGGAAGCGGAAAATGGTGAGAAATTTAACAAGGAATGTCCTTGGCTTTATGATCGTTATAAGTCTAGCGGCATGCTCGACAACACCCCAGCAAATACAAGTAACGAGTAAACCTATTGACAAACCTGAACTGGTTTTACCTAATGTTGACCAAGTTAACATGCGTAAAGTCGAATGGGTTATTATTAATAAAGATAATATTGATGATCAGATAGCTAAACTAACTGCGGGCGGTGCACCATTAGCAGTATTTGGACTCACTGCACAAGGGTATGAAAACTTAGGGTTAAACTTTAGTGACATTCGTGCGCTAGTACAACAGCAACAGCAAATTATAGTAGCATACGACAACTATTATAAAGCAAGTGTTCAAGCATTAGATGAAGCAGAAGCACAACGGTTGCAAGAAGAAGTTGCTGACACAGTAACTAAATCACAAGGTTCCAAATGGAACCCATTCGATTAATACGAGACTAAATTATGGATCGAAGTGATTAATAAATACAGACGTAGGGTGTATTACTGGACTGAGAAGAATGATCTAACACAGTTGGAACATTGCGAAAAGCGTGGTAGAACTAATTATCATTTAGATCACAAGTATAGTATTATGGAAGGCTTTAACAACGATGTGCCACCTAAAGTAATAGGACACATTGCTAATTTAGAATTTTTACCGCATGAGGTAAATGAATCAAAAGGAACTAAGTGTTCCGTAACATTGGAGAAATTATATGGCTTACAGTGAAGCCGTTTTAGACCATTACGAAAACCCTCGTAATGTTGGTAAGTGGGAAATAGCTGATAACATTGGTACTGGAATGGTAGGAGCTCCTGCCTGTGGTGATGTAATGAGATTGCAGATTAAAGTTGATGAAAATGGCATTATAGAAGATGCTAAATTTAAAACATATGGATGCGGTAGTGCTATTGCAAGTAGTAGCTTACTCACCGAATGGGTTAAAGGTATGTCGTTAGGCGAAGCAGGTAAAATTAAAAATACCGAGCTTGCACATGAGCTTGCATTGCCTCCAGTAAAGATTCACTGTAGTGTACTAGCTGAAGATGCTATTAAAGCTGCGGTTCTAGACTATCAAGGCAAAAATCCTGAAAAAGCAAAAACCGGCAATTATTACGAGATCAAATAATATTCCTGCTACGATAAATAGTTAGTGGAGGACACAAATGGATCTTATAGATAGGTTGTTAAGTGATACTTTGTGGATTTACACAAGTATAGCAGGAGCATTATTAGGCGCCGCTTTTTTAGCGTGGTTTAAAGGAACAAGGGCAGGACTTTGGTGTTATGCAAAGTTTGATATGTTTTTAGATTGGCTCGTTGAGCGTTGGGGCTTAACATGGTTTGTTCAGCCTACAGATGCTTGGCGCAAAAAATACCCGCACGTAACTAAAAAAATAGATGAGCTGGAAGCTCGAATAGCTGAATTAGAGGGAAAATAATATGGCTGAAGAAAAGAAAGACGACAAGAAAAATGTGACAATGGATGCTGAAGTAGCAACCAAAATAGACACTAACGGAGACGGGCACATCTCTGCAGAAGAAATGCAAATGGATCTTGAATTTAAGCGCAAGCGTTTAGAAGACGAAGACCTAATGCGTGACGCACAACGTAATATGGCATGGTTTGCACTATTTGGCATGCTACTATACCCATTTGCTGTTGTAATTGCAATACTTGCAGGACTAAACGAAGCAGGAAAAATACTAGGATCTATGGCTCCTACGTACTTTGTATCTGTTGCTGCTATTGTCGCTGCGTTCTATGCCAAAGAAGCAATCAACAAAAAGTAAATCACTACTAACAACGTGTAATAGTCCATGCGATAAGTAATTGTATGGACTATTACTCTATTCTAGGTGTTACTCGTAACGCTTCCCCACAAGATATTAAGAAAGCATACAAGAAAGCAAGTATGATACACCATCCTGACAGGGGAGGTAACCAAGACGAGTTTGTTAAGGTTCAGCAAGCGTATGAAGTTTTGAGTAATAGTGACAAACGTAATGCATATGATCATCCGCAGCAAGCAAATCCATTTGGCGGACAGCAACAAGGTCAAAACCCGTTTGCAGGGACACCTTTTGAACATCATTTTCAACACGGGTTTGGTCAACAGCAACAAAGACAGACTCCTCGCAATAGAGATATTAATGTCCAAGCTGATATAGAGTTAGCAGAGGTATTAACTGGTAAAAATTTAATAATCCAGTATCAACTGCAAACAGGAAAAATGGAAACAGTCACAGTTGATGTGCCTGCAGGAGCAAAACATGGCGATACGATACAATATGAAGGCTTGGGCGATAATGGACACCCAAGATACCCTAGGGGTAATTTATTAGTACGGATAAAAGTTAAAAAGACAAAGCACTGGGAACGAGATTCAGATAATTTAATTACAAAAAAAGACGTAAATGTATTTGACTTATTACTAGGTTGTGTTATACTAGTTACAACACTAGAAAACAAGAAGTTAGAATTAAAAGTACCACAAGGCACAAACCCAGGCCAAACATTTAATATCCCAGGATATGGTTTGCCAAATATGCAAACAGGCAAAAGAGGTAATATGTATATAACTATCGGTATAGATATACCTAAAATAACTGATAAAGATGTGTTAGACAAAATACAACAATTAAAGATTGAAATTAATAAAGGACGTTAAACTACTATGGTAGAACCAAGCAAAGAATTACAACTTGTTTTTGATAAATCAATCAAAGATGCACAAAAGTTGCAGCATGAGTATATAACTCTAGAACATTTGCTATATGCAATGTTCTGTGAGGAAAATTTCGTTAATGTTACTACAATGTATGGCGCCGATGTTGATTATATTAAAGCTAATCTTGAGCATCATCTTAAGACACAATGCGGCGATATTACAATTGAAGCAACAAAATTTAAACCTAAGAAAACTGCAACTGTAGAACGTGTCCTTAACCGTTCATTCACACAAGTATTGTTTGCTGGACGGCAGCATATTGAGTTAACCGATGTACTTCTTTCTATGCTATCTGAGAAGAAAAGCATATGCGCATACTACTTAGAAAAAGGCGGATGCGAGAAAATAAAGTTTTCTGAATTTTTAAATAACGAGTACGAAGAAGACGAAAGCGAAGACGACGAAATGAGCGGAGAAGCTCGCAAGGCACTACGAGCATTTACAACTAATCTTAATGACCAAGTTAAGCGCGGCAAAGTCGATCCTATTATCGGGCGTGGCGAAGAGCTCGAAAGTCTTGCACTAGCATTAGGACGTCGTTCTAAAAACAACGTCCTAATGGTGGGTGATCCAGGCGTAGGTAAAACTGCTATTGCAGAAGGTCTTGCATACAATATCGAGCAAGGCACTGTGCCAGAGTTCCTTAAAGAGTATAAAGTATACAACTTAGACATCGGCGCTATGCTTGCTGGCAGTAAGTATCGCGGAGACTTTGAAGAACGCTTTAAATTAGTACTACAAGCACTACAAAAGCAAGGCAAAACTATTATGTTTGTTGACGAAGCACACATGATGAGTGGCGCTGGAGCAGGTGGCGGCAATAGTTCAAATGATCTTGCTAATATGCTGAAGCCTGCACTAAGTAAAGGTGACTTGAAAGTTGTTGCTTCGACTACATGGGAAGAGTATCGCAAGTACTTTGAAAAAGATCGTGCATTGATGCGTCGATTCCAGCGTGTTGTAGTAGGTGAGCCTAGTAAAGAAACAACTACAGAAATTCTCGAAGGTATTAAGAAGTATTACGAAGAATATCACGGTACTACTATTACAGAAGGCGCTATAGCAGCAGCAGTAAAACTTAGTGTAAAGTATCAGAGTGATAAGAAGCTTCCTGACAAAGCTATTGACTTAATTGATGTTGCGTGTTCACGCTTTAAAGTTAATAATGATACTTCGGAAGAAAAGATTGTTACTGAAGAAGGTATTCAATTCGAACTTGCTAAGATGCTAGACTTGCCTACGGATCAAGTTGCAGAACGTGAATCAGCTAATCTTGCTAATCTTGAAGAGAATATTAAGAAAGTTGTTTACGGACAAGATACTGCAATTGAACAAATTGTAGATAAGATACTTGTTAGTCAAGCAGGGCTTAAAGCAGACGATAAGCTAGTAGGTGCGTTTGTGTTTATGGGTCCAACAGGCACAGGTAAAACTGAAACAGCCAAAGCACTTGCTAGTCAACTTGGTGTAAAACTTGTACGTATTGATATGAGTGAATACATGGAGAAGCACAGTGTAAGTAAGCTAATTGGTTCACCTCCAGGCTATGTAGGACACGAAGAGAACGCAGGTATCTTAATTACTAAGCTACAAGAGTCACCTAACTGTGTATTACTGTTGGATGAGATCGAAAAAGCACACCCAGATGTTGCACAAATCTTGTTGCAAGTAATGGATAATGGTAAGCTAACTGGTAGCAACGGCAAGGAAGCAGATGCTCGAAACTGTGTACTAATTCTTACTACTAACTTAGGTGCTAAGGATGCTGAGAAGAATACTATTGGCTTTGGTAAGGATAGTGATCATGTGTACGAAGATAAAGCACTTAAAAAGTACTTTAGTCCAGAGTTCCGCAATCGTTTAGATGGTGTAATTACATTTGCAAGTCTTGGTAAGCCTGTTATGATGAAGATTGTTGGTAAGTTCCTTGTTGAACTTAAAGACATGGTCAAAGACAAGCACATTGACATTACTGTTAGTGACGAAGCACTTGATCATTTAGTTGATGAAGGCTTTGATCCTAAGATGGGTGCAAGACCACTACAGCGTGTTATTGATAGAGACATTAAGCGTCCGTTATCAAAGCAAATCTTGTTCGGTGATCTAAAGAATGGCGGTAAAGTTACTGTTGACTTTAGAGACGGAGAACTAGTACTAGATTGTGTCAAAGAGCTCCAAGTTGAAACTGCTTGAGTCGCGCAAACTGTTCTTTTCGGAATACCTTTATAAATTGGTATTCCGGAATGAACTTAACTCCATTTTTAGATCTGACTTACAAAAGAAAGAAAAGTTAAGTTACGCAAGGAGAGAGCTTGATCGCCTTGCTGAAGATTATCGAAACAACTTTCCTTTATTTAAAAGAGCATGGAGGACTGATATTCCTATTGCAAATAACGATTACTTTGATGCAATGACACTTTATTCTGCACTAAAAAATTCTAATGAGTACAAACTAAGAATAGATCCGTATTCGACAATTACGCTATTTTCCAATAATAGAGAATTCCTTTTAACTCTTGGCAACAAACTTAACACAACGGCTGTTAAATTCTGGGAACCTAATGTTGCATATATAGAACTTCTTAAAAGTAAAACTAAAATTCAAATTGTTGACGAAGTGCCAAAATTACCATTAAAAGTTTGGTTTAACAGCACACGGGTTAATAAGGATTTTGCAAATTGGCTACGTGCTAACGATGATAAATGTAAAATAGGCAAAATTGCTCTAGAAAGTTTAGAAAGTTATGGATATTTAAATGGTCTATACATTTATTTAAGAGATGAAAAGGTATTGAGCCTTGTAACAATACTAGCTGGCGCAAGTATTAGGTCAGTAGATAAATTAGTATACAGCGGCGATATTGATAAATATTAGTATGGCAGCTAACAGTGAAATAATTTTATCAACTAATACACACCCAGGGGATAGTACAGTTACGACTGTCACTGGAACAAATTTTAAAGGTGACGGTTACTACGGACGTAGTGACGGATTGCACAGCGTACAGTACACCTACAGTGGACTAACAGGTACAATAACTATACAAGGCACCCTTGCAGTTACTCCTGTAGAAGCAGACTGGTTTGATGTACATACATATGCAGCAACAGAAGAAACAGCAAGTAAAATTGCAAGTTTTACTGGCAATTATGTATGGGTTAGAGCCAAAGTAGTTTATACTGACGGCACAGTTAGCTCAGTAACACTAAATCATTAAGGTAGACAACATGGAACACTTTGTAAGAGTAATAATGGAAAAGCAAGAGTCAGCATCACAGCTAGACGAATCAATCTTTCCAGGTACTGAGCTATATGAAACAGCGCAAGGAGCTACTGTATATCAAATACCACTTTCTCGTCAATTAAGCGAACAGGAATCAGACGAGTATGCAGACCGTCTTGCTAATCTTATGTTTGAACAAGGCTACGAAGACTTCGATATCGAAGTTAGTTCAGATGCAGAAGAAATTGACGAAGAAACATATGACGATGATGACGAGTTTTATGCACAATACGGTGAAATGTGGTACAACGATGACGACATCATGGACGAAGCAGAATATCAAGGACGCACAGTTAAACTAGGCAAGCCTATGCAAGGTGATGTTAAGAAGTTTAAGGTGTATGTTAAAGATCCTAAGACAGGTAATACTAAAAAAGTAAACTTTGGACACGGTGGAAGCAGTGTTAAAGGTAAAGCTATGAAGATTAAAAAGAATAACCCAGGCGCACGAAAGAGTTTTAGAGCAAGACACAATTGTGATAATCCAGGACCGCGTACTGGCGCGAGATATTGGAGTTGTAGGGCTTGGTAATGCATTATACTATCTATAAAATAACTAATCATAGTAGAACAACTAAGCACGTATAAGAAAATGGAAGTGGTAATATGAGAATAGATGAATTTGCAGCGCCAACTAACGACAGTTTGCCATTTGATGTAGCAGATGATGTTGCTATCTTCATGCGTAACGATCCTATGTTTTATCGTAAGCAGTTATTTCCTGCTATTATGAATATGAAAGATCGGCACGATGCAGGTGACGAGTGTGTTGCTGAAGATTGTTTAGGCGAAGTATGCGGTAATGCAATGGAAACATATTGTAAAAGGTTTCAGCTTGGCAAACCAGAAAATGTTTTTAGAGATGAAGACAAAGGTCTAATAATTAATAAAATCTTCGGCGAAGAAATGAAAATGATTAAAGACGGAGCATATTAATGTTTATTAGAGACTTATATGAAGCTCCGGCAAAACGTATTGTAGCAGTCATGCCTGGTGGATTTCATCCGTTTCATCCTGGGCATAAAAGTCTTTATGATTGGGCGGTAAAAACATTCGGACAAGGCAATGTTTATGTTGCTGCAACTAACGATACCGCAGCTAGACCTTTTCCATTTGATGTAAAGAAGAAACTAGCAGGCATGGCAGGTGTTCCCGAAAGCAATTTCATACAAGTCAAGTCACCTTTTAATGCTATGAGCTACCAAGATATTGTAGATGATACTACTGCACTTGTATTTGTACGCAGTCAAAAAGACAAAGCTGAACATCCTAAGCCAGATCAAACTAAGAAGAATGGCGAGCCAGGATATTTAAGAACATACACAGGCAAAGATTTAAACTCATCTGATGAAATGGGATACATGGCATATGGTCCTACTATTAACTTTGACTTTAGTGGCATGCAAATCAAGAGTGCAAGTGAATTACGTGCAACTTGGCCCAATATGAGTGATGAAGACAAACATAAAGCTGCTGCTCTTATGTACGGTAATGGACACGATGAAGCAGTACAGTTACTCGACAAAGCCCTTGGCGGTTCTGATGCACCAGTCGAAGAAGATGGCACTGACGGAGTTACCGGGCAAACTGTAAGGGCCATGGCAAGATTAAAAGCTCGTTATCCACACGCAGACTCGGATTTAGAATTAATGTTGGCAGCAATTACTGATAACAAAAATTTAATTAAAGCAACTGATTTTGATAATGACGAAGAGGCAGATGACCTTGCTGCTCGTTTAGACAAAATAGAAAAAACAGTAAAAAATATGAAAAGTAAAAAAGAGTCAGTTAAAGAATCTGATGTTGTAGTAGATAAAGTTTCACTTGTTCCTTATATTAAAAATTTAATTATGGACTACTTAGACAAAGAACAAGATGTTGAAAAACTATCCAAACTATTAAAAATGATGGTAGGTAGAGAAATTAAAACACGTGGCGGCAAGCGTTATACTATCACACGCGAAGATATCTCTCTAGCTTTACGAAAAAATGGATGAACTAGAGCGCATAAAGCAACTTGCAGGTGTAAACGAATTTAAAGGTTACACAGAGTACACTCTAGAAAACATTAGTGACGCTGCTGCAAGCAATGTCAAACAAATGAAATCAAAAAACATCAAGCCCGGCGATAAAGAATGGTTCGAACTATGGTTTGGCCTTCCAAAAATGACAGGTGAGAATGTGCCTAAAGGATTTAGAGGACGTAAGTAATGGGTTTAAGAAATTGGTGGAAAAGAGTTACACGGGAAGAGTATCAACTTATTATCACTGTTCCTGATGAAGTTACTACACACAAAGATGGTATAAGGACCGAAAAGTTTAGAGAAAGACAATACGCAGCTAAGAAAATAATTAAAGCTTCGCCTAAACTGTTTGTATTCAACGACTTAAAAGATCGCAGACATGAAATTAAGTTTTTAAAGCCTGTAGATTTTCATATAATAAAGATTTGGTAACATGAAAATATCTGAAATAACAGAAGGCGTTGGCCGCATCACTAAACAGAACCAAACACACGATGTTGGTCCTGATGAAGTTACAAAGCAAGCTGCTAAGTTTGGCAATAAAGTAGACAAAGACGGACGTCCGCCTACGCTAAGTAAAAAAGTAAAAGGTTCTAGTACTAACGTAATGTTTAACTTAGGGATGACTGAAAACTTTGCTGATGGTAAGAAGCCAGGGCGTAAAGGTTTAGCCAAGCGCAGTGGGGTAAATACTAAAGCAAGTGTAAGTAGTTTACGTAAAACTGCAAAGAATAGCAGTGGTGAAAAACAACGCATGGCACATTGGATGGCTAATATGAAAGCAGGGAAAGCGAAAAAGAAATAATGTTTAGTAAGAAATGTAAACAACACCTGCGAGATCAAAATGAAACAGGTTTAGAACATATGTTCCACGCTATTAAGGTAGCAATAAAGTTACAGATACTTATACCGGCGCTGTTAATACACGCTGTGGTACCGGGGCTCTTTACTGATAGAGGCACAACTGTAATTAAAGATATACTGAAGGATAGAAAAGTAAAATGAAAATTAATGAAATATTAAAAGAAGGTGATGTAATACCTTTTAAAAACCCACATTCAAATTTAGACAAAGATGCTCTTGATGCTTGGAATAAAGAACGAAATCAAAAAATGGGACAAGATATGATAAGACTTGCTCCAGAAGTAGTTGAGTATTATAAAGAACTAATAGACCAAAGCAAAGACTCAGAAACAGCAATAGATATAATAGCCTATGATTTTGATATTGACGAGTACGATGTCAAGCGAATGTTACAAGCAGCTGGCACTTTAATTCCTGAAGCTGAAACTGATAAAGATAAGAATAAGCGTCATCGTATGGATTTAGACGATATTGAAAGAGAGATTCGCAAATCAAAAAGTGGCATAGACAAAGACACAGAAGCCCATATTAATAAAAAGCGCAAAGAGCTTGCTTTAAATAAAGCTAAAATGGGCGAAACAACAGAAATGACATCTGCTAGTGTTGCAACTAGTATGGGCGGCGGCAATGGATTTGTCAACGGTGGCATTGGCAGTGAACCTATCAGCCGTGTTACAAAGCCTAAAAAGAAATCCAAAGCAAAGAAGAAAGCATAAATACTACATAATACGTATTGGAGTCACTCACATGAGAGAAAAAGAATTAAGCGAAGAGCATTCGCCAAGTGTTGTAAAGCAAGCCTTAGCTATTGCTAGTAAAATGGGTGGCAACATGACAGGCGCAACGGCAGCTATTGAAAAGCTGAGCCCAGGGTTATCTAAGCATAAACAAGTTGCAGCAGTTTTAAAAAGAGCAAACGAACAAGTTAAAGAAGGTTTAGGCGATGAAGCACATCTAGCTGAACAAGACCATGAAGTACAAATGGCTCGTGCTGAACTTTACAAACTAGCAAAGTATGCTATCAAACTACACGAAATGCTCAAAGGCGTAAGTGAAAGAGACGGCTTAGAAGGCTGGGTACAATCTAAAATTACTAAATCAGCAGATATGATTGGTAGTGTTTATCATCACCTAGAGTATCAAGAAAGTCCAATGGGTGAAGTTACAGAAGCAAAAGATAAAACCTGTTCAGACAAGTGCTGTGGCGCTGATACATTAGCAGAAGATTGCACATGTCCTCCAACTTGTAAGCATTGTAACTGTAATGCAGTATCTGAAACCTACAAAGAATCACTCCAGGCAAAGTTAAAAACTAAACTAGGAAAATAATATTATGTATAAACCAGTAAACGCAGAAGATATATTTGGTGCAGTAGACGGTAATCGTGAAAAGACTGTAATGCAGTCAAATACTATAGCGGCGCCACTAGTAAATTCTCAAACAGAACCTGAAAAGCCCCGAGCACAAATGACTGATGCAGAAGCTATCAGATCAATGGGTGACAGACTTTCAAAGATTTGGGAAGACTAATATGGATTTTGCAGCACTACAACAAAAACTATTTGACTTAGATCCAAGTGATCGAGCAGAAGACTTACGTAGACTAACCGAGTCTGTTGGCAGTGTGCCGCAAGAAAGTGTGCAAACTGAAGAAAACTTCCTGCAGGAAAGTGTAGAAGTACAACAAGGTACTATGCCTGTTGAAGGCGATTACAGTCTAAATGATTTTGCTGCACTGGCAGGAGTTAGATTACCTGATGTGCCGTTGAACGAATCACAAAAAACTGTTAATGAATTGGATGTCGGTGGTGCTTTTAAGCGAGGATGGGACAACCATAATAATTTAGGCGCAGTTGGTGTTGAGAATCCGTTAAAAAGCTTGGGCAAATCAAAACCTAAAGATAAAACTAACGTAGTTGCAAAAAAGCCTTCACAAGCTACATTAAGTACTTTCCTTAAGAAGCATACTGCACAATTGCACAAGATTGCAGCAGATCCTAGAAAATCGAAAAAGTTTGATGATTTTATGGCAAGGATGGCAGAAGATGTACAAGAAGCTCCTAAGCTAAAAATGCCAAAGACTAGAAATCCTGTTGCATCACATGCACAATCGAGTGGTTCTGGTGTACATACAGATCAAAACAAGAAGAAGCAGCCTATGCGTAAAGATAAGCACAAGAAGCAGCTTGATTTTGCAACAGAATCAATTAAAGAAATGCTTTACCGCAAGCTAAACGCTAAAAAGTAACCCTACACAAATAAATCAAATAAAGTCAAGTTTTTACTTGACTTTTTTCACGATGTGCGCTATAATATACTTAACAACATAACTCAACAGGAGAGAACATATGAGCGATCGTACCTACGGTGCAGAAGAAAAGGCAAAACTTGAGCGTCTAGTCCAAGAAGGCGTAACAGTAATGCAAGAGATTGAAGACTTGCAGGGTGGTCTCAAAGACACTGTAAAAGCAGTAGCAGAAGAACTTGACATTAAGGCTTCTTTAATTAACAAAGCAATTAAAATTGGACTAAAACGTGATTGGGATAAGCATGCAGATGCATATGACGATCTTGAAACCCTAGTTGCAACAGTAGGTATTGACAAATAGTGATTAATAAAATTACAGAGTTTTTTAAGAACAGTTACAAGACTAGTCCTGTAGCGTTCTACTGTGAAATGGTAGAAGCAGTGCTGCTAATTAGTGCTAGTGCTGTTCTAACATTTACTATCTTAGATCCTGCTACACGCATCTTTGTACCAATGTATCTAGTAGGTAGTATACTGGGTATTATCAGCGCTGTAAAGCGCCGTGCAGCGTTTGTAATCGTGCTGTGTACTTGGTTTACTATGATGAATTTAATATCATTTATACAATTGTTTATTTTAAACTAACTAAGTATTTTAGAGTCGCTCACTTTAAGAGCAGGTAAAAGGTATGCAGGCCACAATCTGTAAGGAGAATGAATGAGTTACGTAGACGCGATTACCCCCAAACAGAAATTACATTATAATGTTTTTTTATTACAGATTCTCTGTCTAAGGTCTTTTGATACAACTCGCCGAATGTTTTGTTTAGTACGGTATTTACATCGTCTGAATTATATTTTTCAGGATTTCCGTGCCAAAATGAACCATAATACTCGTAAACAGTATTTGATTCGGGATCAAACCCGTCAACAAGATAAGTGTTGTTTTCTATGATTATTTTCTCCTGTCTTAACGGAATATTTAATAAATCTAACCATTCTGTTTCTTTTTTGGAAATATTACCGGGCTTAAGATTTTCTAAACGTAGTTCATACCAGCATGTCGGACAGCCGCCGTTTTTACTAAAGTGCTGTTGGGCAGACTTTAACTTAAATTCTCCGTGGACAGAGCATGATAAAGTTACAGGTTGTTTTGTTCCTTTAAAGCTGCTTAATAACTTATATTTTTCTTTATATAGAGATTTACTTCTGTTTATAAAGTCTTCCTTAGTTAGAGGAAAATTATGAGAGCACTTAGGACACCCTTGTTTTTGATTTTTATGATCGCAAGGTCTTTGAAAAAAACTGCCGTGAAATGGACAAATTATTTCAACTTTTGTAAGTTGACTATTATATTCAACTTTAGTATAATCATATTTGTCGTTGTGAATCTTATTAGATTCACAAATCCAATTGTTTTTTCTATGATTTACAGAATTAGAAAATCTTTTTCTTTGAGCAATAGATTGTTTATTAGACATTTAATTATTCCTGTACGTAGCATCTACGTATGTATTTATCAAAATTATCACAAAAGGAAACCCCACTATGTATGTTGACGCACTGTTCGACCGAGACGCCGATATTATTCGGGCAGTTGAACGCAAAGACGGGAAGAGAACTTTCCGCGAATACCCTGTAAAATATACATTTTATTATAAAGACCAAAAGGGCAAGTACAAAAGTGTGTACGGTGATCCGCTGAGTCGTATTGTGTGCAAAAGCACAAAAGACTTCCGCAAAGAAGTAGCCATTAACAGAGACAAAGAACTGTTTGAGAGTGATATTAATCCTATCTTTCAGTGTTTAAGTGAAAACTATCTTAACCAAGATGCACCTAAACTAAACATTGCGTTTTTCGACATCGAAACTGACTTTGATCCAGAGAAAGGCTTTGCTGATCCTAGTGATCCGTTTATGCCTATTACAAGTATCTCGGTATACTTGCAGTGGTTAGACACAATGGTGTGTATTGCTGTTCCTCCTAAGACACTTACTATGGAGCAAGCACGTAAAGAACTAGAAGGCATTGACAATGTAATGTTGTTTGAGAAAGAAGGCGACATGATCGATACTTTCTTAACACTAATTGAAGACAGTGACGTACTTAGTGGTTGGAACAGTGAAGGATATGATATTCCATATACTGTAAACAGGACTGCAAGGGTATTAAGCAAAGATGACACACGTAGATTCTGCTTGTGGGGACAACTTCCTAAGAAGCGTATGTACGAAAAGTTTGGCAAAGAAAGTGAAACGTTTGACTTAGTCGGGCGTGTACACTTAGATAGTTTGAACTTATACCGTAAGTACACTTATGAAGAACGTCACACATATCGACTAGATGCTATTGGTGAAATTGAAGTAGGTGAAAATAAGACGCAGTACGAAGGTACACTTGACGCACTTTACAACAACGACTTCCGCAAGTTTATTCAATATAACATTCAGGATACTGCACTACTTGACAAGTTGGATAAGAAGCTCCGCTTTATTGATCTAAGCAACGAACTAGCACACAGCAACACAGTGCTTCTACAAACTACAATGGGTGCTGTAGCTGTTACAGAGCAAGCTATCGTTAACGAAGCATGGCACAGAGGCTTACAAGTACCTAATCGTAAAAAGCGCGATGAGGAAGCTACACAAGCTGCTGGTGCATACGTTGCGTATCCTAAAAAAGGCTTGCACAAGTGGATATGTTCAATGGATTTGAATTCGCTATATCCTAGTGTGATTCGTGCATTAAATATGGCTCCTGAAACTGTTATAGGACAGATACGTCCGGATATTAGTGACGCTCGAGTACATGAAGACATGTTCTTAAAGAAGAAAAGCTTTGCTGGTAGCTGGGAAGGACGCTTTGCTACAGAAGAATACGAAGCAGTTATGGACCAGAGCAAGGCTATTGCGCTTACAATTGACTGGGAAGATGGACGCAGTGATGTACTAAGTGGTGCAGAGATTTATCAATTAGTATTTGACAGCAATCAACCTTGGATGCTTAGTGCTAATGGTACTATCTTTACTACAGAGTTTGAAGGTGTTATTCCAGGTATTCTAAAGCGTTGGTACAGTGAACGTAAAGAATTGCAGGCGCATCTTAAGAAAGCTAAAGACGCAGGCAATGCTGTTGAAACTGAGTATTGGGATAAGCGACAGTTGGTTAAGAAGATTAACTTGAACAGTTTGTATGGTGCTATTCTTAATCCAGGATGTAGATTCTTTGACAAGCGTATTGGACAGAGTACTACACTTACAGGACGCACAATTGTTAAGCACATGAGTGCAGAAGCAAACAAAGTTATTACAGGTGTATACGATCACGTAGGTGATGCTGTTATCTATGGTGATAGCGTTACCGGTGATTCGATGATTAACACATCAAATGGCATGATTGCAATTGAAGATTTGTTTGATGCAGTTGAGGATAAAGTATTACATCCTAGTGGAAAGG